GAAGTTTTTAATTTACCACCATTAATCTTGTCAAGCAGAGCCATAGTTGCTAATGCTTCACCTAAAACTGCCATCATCGCAGCCAGTGAAGTAGCAACTTTATCTCCATCAACTAAAGAAAGTACTAATAAAGCTCCTGCCAGAATTAACGCAGCAGACGCTATTTCTTTCAGCATCTTAACTTTAATTGACTGAGTAAAGGTATTAAGTGCTGTTGAAACTTGTTCAAGAATGTATTTAATCCGACCAAAGAAACTACTCTTACTATCAGTAAAGACACTCTTAATCGTTTCAATAATTGTTTTAAGATCCATCTTCTTGAACTTGGCTATAACAGAAGCTAAGCCATAAGCCAGGATCCCCAAGAATCCACCTTCAGCAAGTCCGGCAACATCACTTCCGTGAGATTCCAGTAAATTGCCGACAGATCCTTTAATTTTATCGAATAAAGTTCCTAAAACATCACCGACAGCCTTGAACGTGTCAATAGTGCCGTTAAATATCTTAGCAACCCATTCCAGCATATTTCCGACAAACTGCAAAACACGACCAAAGAGTGTCAATTTCTCTGTATCGCCTTCTACATCGTTATTTACAAAGCTATCGGTCCATTCTCTGAAACCATGAACGACCTTACCAATAGCTGTAATAATCGGAGTTAAAATATCTAAAATTCCCTTTAATGCTTTATTAACCGGGGACATATTGTTAATTAGATCATTTGATGAATCTGTGAGCATTTGACCAAAATTGCCAATAATCTTACTAATGTCCATAATAATTGGCTTAAATTGTTCAACTAACGGATCTATCAACGTCTTTTTAACTGCTTTTCCAATTTCAATAATCGCTTTAATTGCACTTAATATGCCGACTAAAGCATCTTTTATACCGAAAAAAGCAGTATCATCCCATGCTCCGGAAAAGAATCCATATAAATCCCAAATGCCTTTACGTATTTTCTCAACAAATATAAATAATTGTTCTGCTGTTGGTGAATCAAATACGCTTTCCCATACATCAAATAACTGAGTTTGTATTTCGCTAATTACAGCCGCTATGGCTCGCCAAATAGCCTGAATTTGAGTTAATTGATCTCGTTCAATTTCGAAATCTTCAATTGTATCGCTATTTGCTTTACCAACGACTTCTGCTCTACGTTCGGCATCAGTCCAAATAATCTTCCAATCTTCAAGCAGTTCATTCCTAACATTACCTGGTTCGACAAAAATATCATAAAGATCATTAGCAACATCAGTCCAAAGCGCTTTAGCTTCTTCATAGTTACCAAAGATTGTTTCATATGTCTTTGCCCATCCAGAAGTAACTGCAGTCTGAATAGATTCTATAGCCTGCCCAAAAGTTATAGCTTCCTGGGCTCTAGCAAATGCTTTAATAGATTTTGGTACTTCAAGGCCTAATTCTTCATAAGCTTTTCTTAAAGCTCTTATAGCTTCAGACGCCTGACTATATTGTTTATCTAATTTCAAATCACTGAGCGTTTTTCCTTGATCCGCCATTGCCTGATTAAGATCTTTAAAAACGTCAGCAGTTAAATCAATTCGACCAGTATCAGTCAAATCAAAAATCGCTTGAACGGTATTTGAATAGCTACTTAAAGCTTCTCTTAAAACGTCAGCATTTGCCCAGTTAGACTTAGTAAATGCATCAGTAATATTAGCTATGGACACTTCCAAACCAGATTTAGCTGTTTTAGCGGTTGTCACATAATATTCTTCAAGTTTTCCATTAACTGTACGAGTTTTCTTTTCCAGATTACCCATTGCAACACCAGCATCAATCAAACTCTGTCTAAATCTTTCAGAATTAGTGATACCGGATGTTCTGAGTTGCATATTCCAGGTACTTAGTGTTAAACCACCAGAACCAATAGCTTTAGAAAAACCTAAATAAGCACTCTCGGCCTTTTGCGCTGATACACCTGCATCTGCTGCAGCATTAGAAATACCCATAACCATAGTAGTTGCATCATCCAGGTCAATACCTGAAGATGTAAAGTTACCAATGGCAGTGGTCATCTGATCCATACTGTAGGATGTTTCATCAGAATACCATCTTAATTTTTCAATTCTCTCTAAAACAGCATCCAGATCATAAATTTCACCAGTTAATGGGTTAGATTTGCCCTCAACAGCAGACATAATCGACTGCTCAGAGCTTATCATCTGATCAAATTTCCCCCATCCCTGTAGGATTGGATCGATCGTAAATGATTTTAATAATCTTTCAAAACTTGCTTCTGCCTGTTCACCTATTCTTCTAAGTGCACCGACCGCAATTTCTTCAAATGCATTAAATGACCTACCGACCGAAATAAAAGCGGTCTGTAAGCCGCTAAAATCTAAACTTTTATTTAAATCATTAAGAGTTGAAATTGTGCGATTCGCGTTTCTTTCAAAATCTTCATTATTGAAAGTCATCTGAACTATTCGTTCATCAATCGTTCTACTCATTTGTCAACTCCTTCCAGGCATTGTCTGCTATCTCTTCGAAAACGGGTTTCAATGCCGGGTTAATGAAGTCAATGCCCTCAAAATATGTACCATTTTGATAGCCGTGTCCATATTGCAATAGAATGACAATTGGAATTCCTTCATTCTGACTCGAGTTAAGCCATTCAATTCTTACCGATCCTCGATCACGAATGATCTGGTAATACCATGAGCTAGCTGTCTCGCCGGTTTCTTCAGGAGTTGCTTTAGCCAATACATCAACACCAAGTTTTCCGTATTTGTCTAATTCACCTAGTTTCGCAAAATTCAAACATCTCTCTAAGAATCTATTTGTTCTAGACCAATCTCCTTTAACAGAAACCTTAATCATAAAACTATCCTTTCGAATTGAGTCGAGCTCGCCTTGCCTTATTCAGAGCCCTGTTTCTACTAATAATTTCCTTAGTCGACATCTTTCTTTCCGGTGCATTCTTAACTGCACAGACTCTGATCAATGTCATCAATCTATTCAAATGCCATTTCTGACACTCAAAAGGTATGTTATAAGCAATCATCAGATAATAGATGACTTCGCTAGTGATTATTTTCTGGCTTGTTTTCTCTTCATTTGTCGAGTCAAAAGTTGTAGCAGTCATTGAATCTTCAATATATGCAATGATTTTCTTTAGTTCTTTTTGACCGATAACCCCATATACTAAAGGATCCACGGTATTAATCGTCATACAGCGAATATAATCAAGCAATTCTTCATTAGTTTTATCCTTAGTTGACAGAAATGACTTGTGCCATTTTGCTTCCCATTTGGATATAGACACTAAAGAATGCTCAAGCTGCAGTTCGACTGGTTTCTCCGGAACCCAATAAAAATGGTTATTATCGTCAAAACATTCAACAGGTTCTACTCTAATTCTGAGCATTTGTTGAATTCTGATTCTTTTCTGCTTCAATCATCTTTTCCAAGACATCTCTTGGTATTAAGCCATGAATAAATTCAAGAGCCTTTGCGGAATCCTCAGCTAAATCACAGAACAATTCGTTGTATGCTTCAGTACATTTAAATTTCTGTGAAATTTCCGGTGATTTAAGTAAAACCTTACCGTCATCAGACTTCTCGCCATAAGCTTTTAGTATCAAATTCTGGATGATTTCCAAAATTTCTTTAACATTTTGCTGTTTAATTAATCTTGTTAAAACTGTCTCGATTCCCCCATCTTTAGAGACAGAAAGTTCAATTAATTCACTTTTATTCAGATTAAAATAAAAGTCCTCTTCTCTGACGTTACCGTCATAATCTTCGTACTTAATAGTTTTCTTTAACATTCCGAATCTCTCCTTTCATCAATTTGGAATATAAAAGAGCCCTTCAGCAGATTGCTCTACCAAAAGGCTCTTAAGAAAATTAATTATTATGCTGGGAACTGATGATTCTCAAACAGATAAGCGATGTCATCTGGTAAAGGGAGTCTTGCAACTGTGCCTTCAGACTGACCTTCTGGATCAGTGCCATATAAAGCAGCTTCCAGAGTAGCTAAATCTGTTAAGCCCTGTTCGTTCAACTTAGTAGAGTCGATTTCTACAAAGCAAGTTGGTTTCATATCTTTAACTGGTACTGGAGTACAAGTTACTTCCCATGAGAATTCAACAGCAGCCGGTGAGTCATTGATTGTATCATGAGTCTTGCTAGAAGGTGAAGCCTTGCAGCCATAAACTAAGTGAAGTTTATAACCGTAGTCATTACCCTTAGTATCGTTACCAACGCTGGTTCTGTAGCAGAAACCAAATACCTGACGATTCTGCTGGCCAATTACAACACCTTTGGCTAATTCAGCAGAGCCATCGCACTCTTCAAACTCATCTGGATAAGTATAAGCTCTGATAGTGCCACCATATTCCTCAGCTGAGTACATTGTTACATAGTTAATATCGTCAGCCCAAAGTTTAGTAGCTTCAGCTCCAGAAGGGTTCTCATCAAATCCTAAAAGACCATTCCAAGCAACACCTTTTGAGTATTTA